CAGGGTGCACAGGCTACCCGCTATAACTTTATGCTCCTTGGCCGCGCACCATCACGGGCTGCGGTTGGCAATATCATTGGTCTTGTAACCAAACCAGTGTCCATCCTTGCTGGCTCTAAATTTATCGGAGAGGGCGGTGACCAAGTATTTAGGCGTGCGTTATACGGTTTCGGTGGCGTCGCTGAAAACCTAAATCGTGCTCGTAAGCACATGGCTGAAGAGTGGCGAAAAATTAATGCAGATCCTGAGTTTGTAGCCAATCGTGGACGTGCAGATGAAGTCTCTTCTATTTACGATGACTTCACAGCTGTTGAAGACTACGTACAAACTAAGTGGGAAAACTCAGGGAATCCTGGTGACTTAGGTCGTGTGGCGGCTTGGAATTTGGCAAAGGTTTTCCACGCCTTCAACAAGAATAACGTTGTCCGTGCAGGTACAAATGCACTTCATTCGCTTGATGGCTTCGTCAACTCCATGATGGCCAGCATGGGTGCACGGTTCAATGCGTACGACGAGGTATTTTCACAAACAAAAGGTGTCTTCAACGAAGAACTATTCCAAGCTAAACAACGTGAACTGTATAGTCAAGCCTTCGATCCATCTGGGCTGATTAAGGATGAAGCTATTCGCCATGCTGCCAAAGAGCTGACACTTCAACTCGACTACAAGATGGTCGATAGCTTGGAGAACATTATGAAGAATGTTCCTGCTGCTAAGGGACTGTTCATGTTCCCCAAGACAGGACTGAACGGTGTTGAGTTTGCATGGTCATTCAACCCACTTAGCTCTATGGGGCTTGCTGTCGGACGTGTCCGCCGTACATTCGCAGCTAGGACTCCAGATGAAATTTCAGCTGTCTTAAGGGAGCACGGCCACAACCCAACCTCCAATGACGCCGAGATCCTTTTTAAAACCGTTAAGTCAGAGTATTTAGGCCGTCAACTCATGGGATCAACCATTGTGATGGCTGCCGGTATGTACGCACTTGCAGGTAACCTCACTGGTAATGGTCCTCAAGATGGTGCAGAACGTGCTCGCATGATCAAGATGGGCTTTAAGCCTAATTCTTTCCGTGACCCAGTTACTGGTGAGTGGCGCAGCTATAAGGGTATTGAACCCTATTCTGATTTGTTGGCTCTTGTTGGTGATGTTGTTTACCAATCTACGCGAGTTGACCAGCCTGTGACCGAAGATTGGTTCAGGAAGATCGCTTTTGCCGTTAGCATGAACGTTGCTAATAAAACGTTCCTTAGTGGCTTTGAGCCACTTGTCTCGGCCCTCAGCGGAGATGAAGCAGCCTGGTCACGTCTGATTGCCACTCAAGTAGACCAGACCGTCATTCCGTTCAGTGGAGTTCGCAGCATGCTCAGTGCTGCCATCACACCACAGCTCAAGGATGTAGAGAACGATATTGGGTCTTATCTTCTCAATCGCAACAAGTTTCTCTTTAAAGGTAATGACTACCTGAAGGATCTTCTTGATGTCTACACAGGTGAACGCATCCGTGAAGAGGAACCCTTTATTGCGGCCATCAATGTTGCTCTTCCATTCTTCAACACTAACGGTGGTATGGAACCTTGGCGTCAATGGCTGCTGCAGACTGGTTGGGATGGGCTAAACTTACCTCGTGTTAACCCTGTTACCAAACAGAATCTGACTGCAGAAGAGCGTCACTGGATCAACAACTGGATCGGTAAGAACTACGGCCTTGCGGACCAGATCGACCAATTACGTCAGCAAGATGAGAAGTGGTGGGACAAGAAGGTAACTGAGTTTGCGAAAAGGCGTGGAAACCTCGACAACTCTGTCCTTCCAATTAAAGAACTTGCCACTTATGACATGCTTGATCGTATCCATAATGATGCCTTTGATAAAGCATGGGCAGCTTATGAGTATGAACAAGCCTCTACTGGCAACATCCCTGCTTACCGCAAAATGATTAAGGGTCAGCTTAATCAAGGTGATGTTGCAGGTGCGGTGCAATCCGCTCAACAGCTTCAGCAAATACTCGACACAAGAAAGTAAAGCGTCATGGCTGTCACTCAGAATACCTACACAGGGGACGGAACCACCGTCCTCTTTTCTTTTACCTTCCCATACCTAGAAACTACCGACATCAAGGTTTCCTTGAACGGTACGATTACAACTGCATACACCCTTGCCAACGCTACGACAATCCAATTCAATACGGCTCCTGCTAATGGTGCTGCAATTCGGATTTATCGTGAGACTGACGATAGCAGTCTACAGGCTACGTTCTATCCTGGATCCGCTATTCGATCTAGTGATCTGAATGACAACTTCACGCAGAACCTGTACGTAACACAGGAAGCTAATAACGTCTCTGCAAGCGCTACGACGACAGCTAACACTGCACTGACTAATGCTAATACTGCTATCAGCACGGCTAACGGAGCTGTTAGTACGGCTAATACAGCTTTAGCAAACTCTAGTGCCGCAGTATCTACGGCTAACACCGCTAGCACCAACGCAAGTGCTGCTGTGTCTACGGCTAATACAGCTAGCTCTAACGCCACTACAGCCCTTAACACGGCTAATAGTGCTTCAACTAGTGCTGCTACGGCTCTTAGCACGGCTAACACCGCTCTTAGCACAGCCAACACAGCTAGCTCCAATGCGTCTGCTGCTGTCTCTACTGCTAATACTGCATCTACCAATGCCTCAGCAGCTGTAAGCACGGCTAACACAGCCTCTAGTAATGCCTCCTCTGCTGTCTCGACGGCCAATACAGCCTCCAGCAACGCATCCACTGCACTCTCCACAGCCAATACTGCTATCAGCACGGCTAACGCTGCAGCCTCTGCTGTGGCTAATGCCATCCTGTATGACACCGTAGCCAACGTTGCTGCGATCCCAGGATCTCCCTCCAACAACGATGCTGTAGAGGTTGTCAACTCCACTGGTATTCAGAGCTTCACTCCGCTGAGTGGTTTGCCTTCTGGCTTTGTTGGTGACTCTGGGCTTAGTGTTCGTCTTGTCTACACGACCACTGGTGCAACGTGGAACTGGATTCAATACTTCCCGAATGATCCAGAAGATCGGTATGGGGATGCGATTAGCACGTTGCAGAGTGATGTAACAGCTGCTGAATCTGACATCACCACACTCCAATCGGATGTCCTCGGTCTTGACACTAACAAGCTAGCTATTGCTGGTGGCACCATGACTGGTGCTCTTGGTGTCACAGCTGGCACTGCCGCATCACCGTCAGTATTTATCTCCGGCGACACCAATACTGGCATCTACTCACCCGGCGCAGATCAACTAGCCATCTCGACTAACGGCACGGGGCGGTTGTTCATCGACTCCAGTGGCCGCTTAGGTCTGGGGTCTTCTACGCCTGCCACGTTATTTGAAGCTAGGTCAGCGAATACCAACTCGGCGCGAATCAGAGTTACTGGAACTGGCACAACTGCTGGAAACTTCAGGGGCTACGAGTTCGGCAACGGCTCCGTCTTCAAGGGGGGTCTTCTGCAGGATGAATCAACCGACCTGATTTCAATCTTCACGCCTGTAGGTGGTCAGTCGGTTAATATCACCTCGGCAGGAGCGGTAGGGATTGGCACTACTAGCCCTAGCGATGCCTTGCATGTACAAAGCAGTGCAGGCAATCTTCGCGTTGATACTTCTACAAACGGTGGAACGGCGTCTCTACTTTTTGACGTACCCGCAACCAATGGATTTAGGGCAGGGCACCGCGCTCGGATTTCCTGCCAGCACGAAGGAAGTGGCTGGAATAGCAGTTTAGTTTTTTATGCAGGCGACGCCTCGACACCTCCCGGTGAGGCACTTCGCATTGATTCAAGTCGTAGGCTATTAGTTGGCACGTCTACGAGCGCTGCGGTTAGTGACGGAGAAGAGCCATTTGTCCAAGTCAAAGGCACTGACTCCCGTGGCGGTTTAAGTCTGTCGCGTTTCAGTAACGACGCACAAGGCTGCGGTTTGTATATCGCTAAATCACGGGGAACGTCTATCGGTTCTGCCACCATCGTTGCCAACGGCGATGAGCTTGGCAGAATTACATTCTCTGGGTCTGACGGAACAGACCTAAATACACCTGGTGCGTCGATCAAAGCGGAAGTCGATGGGACACCTGGAGCGAATGACCTTCCGACGAGATTAGTGTTCTCCACTACTAAAGATGGAGCGAGCACCCCCACAGAGCGGATGCGGATAACCGCTGTTGGCGAATTTCGTTACTTCAGCTCGTCCGGTGCAGGCACAATTCAGTACGCTTCAGGCAATGCTGCGTCTAGTAATCCGCTTTTTACCCTTTCGCATAGTGCCTCTGGTATTAACGGCGGCACTGATTCATTTACTGTTGCTCATAACGGCGATGTAAAGAACACCAACAACTCCTACGGTGCCATTTCTGACATAAAACTGAAAGAGAACGTTGTCGATGCCAACTCTCAATGGAATGACTTGAAGTCCCTTCGAGTTGTCAACTACAACCTCAAGCCAGAGACCAAGCAAGAGACACACAAGCAACTTGGCCTGATTGCCCAAGAAGTCGAGCTAGTCTCCCCCGGCCTTGTCAGCGAATCACCTGACCGCGACGAAGACGGCAACGAAACCGGCGAAGTCACCAAGAGCGTCAACTATTCGGTGCTCTACATGAAGGCCGTCAAGGCACTGCAGGAAGCAATGGAGCGCATCGAAGCTCTGGAAGCCAAAGTTGCAGCCCTTGAAGGCGTGTAGTCCTACTCACTAATAGACCTACATATTATGTCCACTACTTTCACCTGGAACGTTGCCAACCTGGAACGTGAAACCACTGACGGTTACGTCTTCACCGTTCACTACACCGTCAGCGCTAAAGATGATACCTACTCCGCTGGTGCTTACGGATCTCTCGGTCTTGAGCGTCCTGAAGGCGACCTGATTCCTTTTGCTGATCTGACCGAAGAGGTTGTGGTCGGTTGGGTCAAAAACAAGTTCGGTGATGAAAAAGTCACAGAAATCGAAGCTGCTCTGCAAGCTCAACTTGATGAACAACGCCAGCCGACGAAAGCCGCTGGTTTACCCTGGAACTAATCATGATCACTATTCTTGGCATCAAAGTGTCCTACGAGGCACTTGCTTTTCTTGCACTGTTCCTTGGCTCCGAGATCATCGGTGCATCCAAGCTGAAGGACAACGGTGTTGTTCAACTCATCCTTAGTGGCATCAACGCTCTGAAGCCCCTGCGTAAGGAAGACGACCAAATCCAACGCATTAAGGATACCCTCAAGTAAACATCATGGTACTGCTCAGTGTTAAGCAGTACTACCCCCAAACAGATAGTGCAACAGGTCACGGAGATCGGATGTGCTTTAGCTCAACGTGCGCTATGGCCATTAAGTATCTCCGTCCTGATGCGCTGAAAGGTAGTAATGCAGATGATGATTACTTGAGAACAGTTCTCAAATATGGTGATACAACCCAATCCACCAGTCAAATCAAAGCCTGTCAGCAGTACGGTGTGTTCGCTTCCTTCTACCAGAAGGGAACCAGACAGACGCTACTCAACGAACTAAAAGCAGGCTATCCAGTAGCAGTTGGCATCCTCCACAAAGGTCATGTCTCCAAACCCGTTGGTGGTGGCCACTGGATGCTCCTCATTGGTGATGATGGAGAACACGGTATCTTCCACGATCCATACGGTGAGATGGATAACGTCAATGGTGGCTACGTCAAAGTTGGCTCCGGTGGCAAAGAAGTCAAATACACCTGGCGTAACTGGCTGAAGCGTTGGGAAGTTGAAGGTCCAGGGACTGGTTGGTTTATGACCTTTAGACCCGTACAACAGACGCGACCAGTCACCAGCTACGACAACACTTGGGCTGGTGTCAAAGCTGCTGCAACTGCTGCAGGCTCCAAGCATCCATCCGTAGTGGCTGCTCAGTGGGCCTTGGAGAGCGGCTACGGCAAACACACCTCTGGTAAGAACAATTACTTCGGCATCAAGGGTACTGAAGGCCAAGGCACCCTGAAACGTACCGCTGAATTTGTCGGTGGTATGGAGATTAAAACAGACGCTTGGTTCAAGGACTATCCATCACTCTTTGAATGCGTCCAAGATCTCGTCAACAAGTGGTACAGAGATTACAAGAACTACAAAGGTGTCAACCGTGCATCCTCTCCAGAAGAGTGTGCTCGTCTTCTTGTAACGGAAAAATACGCCACTGATCCCGCATATGCGGACAAACTAATACGTATCTTGCGGGAACATGATTGAAGCCGCCGTATCTGGCACTATTGCCGTCTTCACAGCAGTTGTAGCACTGCATTCACGTATGCATAACCGTATCTCAGATGTAGACAAACGCATTGATCAGGTCGAACTACGTATTGCTGAGAAATACGTGCAACGTGAAGAACTTTCCTCAGCACTTCAAAAGATGGAGGATCACATGATCCGCATCGAGAATAAGCTGGATCAAATTGTTTTGAGAAATGGCTAAGCAAACTAAAGCCACTGAAGATACTTTTAACGAACTGCATAACCTTGTCACTCAAGAGCTTCTTAAGCGCATCAAATCTGGTGAAGCAACTACTGCTGATCTTAAGGCTGCTTGTGACTGGCTTTCTAAGAATGACATCAGCGGTATAGCTGTTGAAGGTTCACCACTTGATCAACTGGTCAACATCCTTCCAAAGGTTGATCCCGAACTAGTAAGGAGTCGATTAAATGGCACGAGACTGGAAAAAAGAGTATAAGGACCGTGCTGAATATCTAAAGTCATACCGGCGTGCTCATCGCAAAGAAGATGCTGCACGAGCACGAGCAAGGCGTTCCATGGGTGATATCCCTAGTGGTCATGAAGTAGACCACAAGGATAACAACCCAATGAATAACTCCCGAGACAATCTACGGATTGTTCCACGTAAAACTAACCGTGCAAAGGGAGCACGTAAGACGAACGCTAAACGGTAATGACTCCGCTACTTCCCTCGCCTGACCACTATCTCCAAAACCTAATAACCATGACAAGCCCTGAAGCAAAACGGCTCTGGCGTAAAGCCATCAAAGAGCACTTCAATTGTCAATGTGTTTACTGCGGAGAAACTTATGACGCTAATGAACTCACTCTTGATCATGTTCGACCTAAAGCATTTGGAGGTTCCGACCTTACATCCAATCTTGTGCCCAGTTGTAGATCGTGTAATCAAGCAAAGGGAAGTCAAAACTGGCTCCAATGGATGAGAGCCACCTTCGGTGAAAACCCCAATAAAGAACAGCTTATTCTCTCTTGGATTAATTAATTATGGCAAAACCTACCTCTTCTTCTAATCGTAGTAAGCGTAAGACAACCAAGCCGGTTACCACGGATAAGGGCCGGAATAACCGGGCAAAGGTTTCTACTGCTAAGCCCACTAGTGACGATACTCGCGTCAAAGGATCTGGTGCTCGTGTAACCAACGCTAGCCAACGTGTGTCTTCTGGATCTGCGAAGGTCTCTGGGACTTCTAAGCCTGCTCTGCCTGCACGCAGCTCTGCCTCTGATTTGCAACGTCTTCAAACCGCTTCTCGTACAAAACCAACCCGTCCAGCCCCTCGTACCGCTCCTAAGCCTCAGGCGAAACCAGCACTTCCTCCTGGTCAAAAAGGCGGCGCCGTTGTTTCCACCGGTACTCGCCGCACTCGTGCTGAAGCTAAGGCAGCTAACGCAGCCCAGGGCTCAACAGGACCTAACCGTATCGGTCGCAGTGATGCCCGCCCTGCTCTTCCTCAAGGGCGTAGTGGTGGTGCTTTAGCTCGTACCAGCGGTAATGGAGCCCTAGCACGTACTGCCAGTTCCGCAACTAGTGGTGCAGGTCGTCTCTTAGGTGGTGCAGGTCGTCTCCTCGGACCTGCTGGTATTGCAGCAGCAATGGCCAGTGAGGTTAAAGCCATGTCCGACCGCAACAAAACCTTTAGCTGGAATCGCGACAAAGTCAAACCAGACGCTAACGGTCGCGGCAGCCGTGGTGTCAACACTTCTAATGGTCGCAGTGTCCCTACCGGGAGCCAGCAGTACAACGATTACCGCAACCAACAGATTGCTGCAGAACGCCAGCGTCTAAAAGGTGTTGGTAATCCCCCCGCCGCTAAGCCCAAACCGCCTGCTCCTACCCAATCTGGGGGTGGTTCTACCCCATCACGGGGTGGTGGTGGCACTTCTCAAGACTCCCAAGGCCGTTCTAGCGCCACTCAACGCTCTCAAACAGCCTCTACAGCACCTCAGAGTGGCCCTATGCGCGTCTCTGCAGCCACTGCCAACCGTGAATCTGGTAACTACGGCACCAGTCGCACCAATAACCCACTTATCGACGCTGATATGAAGGCCCGTATGCGTCAACGGGAAGACCGTGAGGGTGTTGGTCCCGTCAAAGACGGTGCTCGCTACTCCGCTGACGTGAAAAACAACACTAAAGGTGTTGGTCCCGTCAAAAATGCTGACACATACTCCTCTGCATTGAAGCAAAAGTCTGGTTCTGAGAAACTTAAAGATGCAATCTCCAAACAACGTGATGAACAACAACGACGTAAGCGTAATGCCGGTTGAGGTAGCGCCTCCTGTTGTTGAACTGCCATTTAATCCTGAGCTTGTGATGGCACACGCTCTTTATGATCTGATTGATGAAGATCTGAGCTACCCGTACTGGGATTAATACACGCACGGAGAGGCCTCTGGAAGCCCCTAGAAGGCCTCTCTTTTTCTATTTAGGTACAATCTACCGTGAACGATATCCTTGAGGCTTTACGGGGCGATTTCAAGCTGTTCCTGCAAGCCCTGTGGCAGCAACTCGATCTTCCCTCTCCAACCCGTGCACAATACGCCATCGCAGATTATCTGCAATTAGGACCAAAGCGTCTACAGATCCAAGCCTTTCGTGGTGTCGGTAAGAGCTGGATCACAGGTGCCTTCGTCCTTTGGACACTCTTCAACAACCCAGAAAAGAAGATCATGATTATCTCCGCCTCTAAAGAGCGTGCCGATAACATGTCGATCTTCCTTCAAAAGCTGATCATCGAAACACCATGGCTCAGCCATCTAAGACCGAAGTCAGATGACGCCCGGTGGTCACGAATCAGCTTTGATGTCAACTGCTCTCCTCACCAAGCACCATCCGTTAAGTCCGTTGGTATTACGGGTCAGCTAACAGGTAGCCGTGCAGACCTGATGATTCTGGATGACATCGAAGTTCCTGGTAACTCGATGACTGAGATGATGCGGGAGAAGCTCCTGCAGCTGTGTACAGAAGCGGAATCCATCCTTACACCGAAGAAGGATAGCCGCATTATGTACCTAGGGACACCCCAAACCACCTTCACCATCTACCGCAAGCTGGCTGAACGGAACTACCGACCCTTTGTGTGGCCAGCACGTTACCCCCGTAAAGACAAGCTCAGTCAATACGAGAACCTGCTGGCACCACAGATCGTAGAAGACATCGAGATGGGTGCTGAGGAGTGGTCTCCCACTGATCCAGACCGTTTCCAATCGGATGACCTGCTGGAACGGGAAGCAGCCATGGGTCGCAGCAACTTCATGTTGCAGTTTATGCTGGATACCACCTTGAGTGATGCTGAGAAGTTCCCACTTAAATTCAGTGATCTCATTGTCACTTCAGTCAACCCAACCCAAGCACCTGATGCTGTTGTTTGGTGCAGTGATCCTCGTAATATCCTCAAAGATTTGCCTACGGTTGGCCTCCCAGGTGATTACTTCTACTCCCCGATGCAGCTCCAAGGGGACTGGGGTGACTACACCGAAACGATCTGCTCGGTAGACCCTTCAGGTCGTGGTAGTGACGAAACAGCAGCAACCTATATCAGTCAACGAAATGGCTTTCTCTACGTTCACGAAGTACGAGCGTATCGCGACGGTTATAGCGACAATACACTTCTTGACATCCTTCGTGGGTGTAAGCGGTACAATGTTACTAAACTCCTCATCGAAACCAACTTCGGTGACGGTATCGTCGCAGAACTGTTCAAAAAACATCTCCAACAAACAAAGCAAGCCATAGACGTAGAAGAAGTACGAGCAAATGTCCGTAAAGAAGACAGGATTATCGATGCCCTAGAACCTGTCATGAACCAACATAGACTCATCCTGGATCGAGGGGTGGTTGAGTGGGACTACAACTCCAATAAAGACGCAGCACCAGAAGAACGACTTCTGTACATGCTCTTCTACCAGATGTCTCGCATGTGCCGGGAGAAGGGTGCCGTCAAACACGATGACCGTCTGGACTCCCTTGCTCAAGGGGTGAAGTACTTCACTGATGCCATGTCCATCAGCGCCTACGAGGCCGTTAAAGCCCGTAGACAAGAAGACTGGCAGGATCTCCTGGAAACCTTTCTAGATGACCCTCAGAGCGCCACAGATCACCTTGTCATGGGGTTTGATCTTGGACAACGGAGAGCCGCTCGTGGGGGCGGTAGACGGGGGTCCATTCCCACCTGGGTCTAAAAATAAGACACCAGTCGTAGCAGTCGATCTGGCTGAGGGCGGATTAAAAGGGGGAAAGGGGGGGAGTAGTGTCTCACGTAGACGTGATCCCCAACTCCCCTCCCTTTGATGTCCCTGGGGATGGACATCCATTTTCCTAATGACACAAAAACAACTAAAGACACAATTAGTTGATGTCCTCAGCGAACGAAGTGAGCGGGTGAATGGACATCTCTCATTAACTACTGAAACTGAAACTAAAGGGAGATTGAATCCATATCATCTGAATGGTCTCTTAATGACCATCTGAATGATATTGATTCTACTACCTATACAATGAACAACAACTATTAATGCATACTGCTACTCAACGTTCCACTACATCTCATTCCGTCTCACTCATCCACATCACACCAGAAGCAGAGAACCTCATCAGTTACATGGCTAGGGTGTCCAACCCTTCCAATCAATCAAACACTGAGACCAGTGCTAAGCTAATTAAATACCTCATTGATCATCAACATTGGTCTCCCTTTGAGATGGTCAATATGTGTGTAGAAATCAATACGACTAGGTCCATAGCAGCTCAGATCCTTAGGCATCGAAGCTTCAGTTTCCAAGAGTTTAGTCAACGGTATGCTGAGGTAACAGAAGTAGCAGCCCCTCCACAGTTCCGTAAACAGGATAGTAAGAACCGACAGAATAGCACTGATGATCTAAGCCTAGGGTTGAGATATCAGTACACTGAAGAGACAATCAAGCTGTACAACCAGTGTTATGACTTGTATCTGAGAATGCTGAAAGATGGGGTAGCAAAAGAGTGTGCCAGAGAAGTGTTGCCAATGGCTACCCCTACTCGACTGTATATGAATGGGTCTATTCGGTCTTGGTTGCATTATTGTGATCTGAGGACTGGTCATGGAACACAACGAGAACATGCAATCATTGCTGGTCAGGTTCAGGATCTTCTTCATCAGTATGTTCCTAATGTATGTGAGGCGATGTGGGGTAGAGAATAATCATCCTTAACCGTAGTAGTCATTACCACTAATTATTCCAAATGACCGAACCACTACCTGAAACCACTTGGAGCGGCATGAAGATTGAACAGCCAGAAGTAATTTGCTGGTGCGATTTATTCGGGCAAGGGCAACTGGTCGTCAGCTTTTTGGATACTGAAGCCAAAACTCGTCCCATCCCAAATCGTTGGATCAGGTTTTGGACGCGAGTATTCTTTAACAGTAAATGGACTTTTGAAGACCAGGCGCAAAGCCGGTAGCCACCTTCACTAGAGCTTCATTACAGCTATCTAGAAGCCTCTAGAAGGCGTGTGTAAGTGTTATTGAGTGTCTTCGTATGTTCAATGCATTTCATACGTCTTCCTGGGGCTTGTAGAGGGGTCTTAGATATTCAACAAAAATTTCTTAAGCCTTATATATCGGTGTACCTGGACGCAGACCCCCGTATCCCCCTTCTTCCTGGGGTTATTTAGGTGCGGTTAGTTCTACAAACTAGCTGTAAATGGGGTCAAAAGTGGTATGTATGCACTACTTCTGGTGGTATCTAGTGGTTTTGCGTGGGTCAGACGCTACATATGGTGTGATTAGGTCTAAAGTTATCTGTAGTGTGAAGACTTGTTACAGTATCCTCCACAAGTGCAGGGTCTATCGCTTATGGTTGGCTCAAGCGGCACAGATCGATTTCTGCTCGCTGCTTCCCTCCACTTGTGCAAGCACCACACATGTTCACTACCTACGAAGACTCTGTCCTCTCTGCAGCAGATGAGGACGGCAACCTCACCGACACTGACGCTAGCCGTCTCCTGAAGGAACATGGCTTCTCCTGGTGGCACGTACTGGCAGACGCCCACGGCATCAACCTAGAAGCCCTGGCCAGTAACAATGCTGAGGCTTTGCTGGCCTGGCTCGGTTACTGATTAATCACACGGACGCACACTAACACCATGGAAAAAACCATTCTCCTACTTCTTGTCATCATCGCTCAGGCAATTTATGACGTGCTCGACGGCACCGTTCAGCTAATTGATTCACTGATCACCATCACAGAAGAACTATCCTTTCAACCCATTACCTGCCAGATGCTCCGTTCATACGGTGCAAAAGGTAAGACCAAAGCTCAGCTCATTGCATCTCTCGCGTAATCATGCGGACTAATCACAAGCGTCGTATTCCTGCTGGCTATCTTTATCTCTGGCTAGAAACCGGCGCTTTCTTTCTATTCAGTGCTGCCCTTTGCACACTGACCGTTCTTGGTGGCTTAGGTGTAGATCCTTTTGCCAAGCATCCTCCACAAGTGCAACAAGTAAGCCGTTGATCTTATTCCTTCCACTTCCACCATTAGTCGCTCTTCTCATCGCCCTACATCTTAAGCAACGATGAATCACCCCTATTTGTTTCCAGATCAGGCACCGTGGACTGAAGAACACAGAGACAAGATCGAGACAATCAATCAAGGCCGTGGCTATCCGAATGCTTTTGATGATGAGGAAGAGTTCCTCGATGCACTATATGGCGTAGTTTGATTTACCTAACTCTCTCCACTTCTGCAAAGACTAATCATGGCTCACTGGTACCACCTGACCAAAAAGTCCAGTAACGCTAAGACTGGCCCGATTGCAGTTAGCACAACATCACGTGATAGCTGCTCACCATCCTGCCCTTTGTTTGGTAATGGTTGCTATGCTGAAACCGGGCCTCTCAAGTTACACTGGGACGCTGTATCTGATGGCCCATACAGAGACAAGCCACGCGGTAATGACATCGAAACCTTTATTCGTGAGCTTAAGTCTCTCCCTGAGGGAACATGTTTCAGACATAATCAAGCGGGGGATTTGCCTCACAGTAACGGGTTAATCAATGCCCATGCACTTGAGTTAATCACTGACGCTTGTGCTGATCGCAAGCTAATCGCTTGGACTTATACTCACCATAAGATGGACAACATGAACAACGTTGTTATGGTGAAACGTTCCAACAACAACGGCCTTACCGTTAACGCTTCAGCCCATAGCCAAACCCACGCCGCAGAACTGCACAAACAAGGTATACCTAGTGTCTGCATAGTTCCCAAGAATGAATCACGCAAGACGTGGGAACATGACGGCGTTAAGTTCTTAGTCTGCCCTGCCCAGTGGAGTGACAAGAACTGCGCGGAGTGTAAGCTATGCTCAATCGCTAATCGTACGTGTGTCGTTGCATTCAAAGCACACGGTACACAAGCTAAGAAAGTTGAGGCCACCATCGCATGATGCTAGAATCTGATGCATAACTGAAGACAGCAGCTCACCGGCTAGCGCGGTAGCAGCCAAGGCACACGGCCCTGGGGGGAAACCCTCGGGGCTTTTTGCTGCACCCAAATCCTGGTAGTACGGCCGTACCATGAGGGGGACAACGTTACGACATTTCATGGACGCAGCCTATTGCCATGGCTTACAACGAGTACAGACGCACTACCACCCAACGGCTCACTGTTGTGTTGTCGGGGGTGGTTTTTCAACGTGTGGAGGAGCAGTCTCAAAAGGAGGGACGCAGCATGAGCAACCTTGTGGCCTACCTCGTGGAGCGTGCCCTATGTGACGATCAGCGAACCGGCTGAAAGACGCTGCACTAGTGGAGAAACACGGCATCATTGATGCATCGGAGGCGCGAGCCTCTGATCCAATGCCGGAGCAGCCCTCACCACGGCTACATAGGAAGCACCGATCCACCGCTGTTGAGAGTGGATCCTCGCCCAGGGAGAGTTGTGGCGCGTGAAGTAACACTCCCCCTTTTTTCTTCCACGACAGTAAAAGGCTGTCGTTTACACAAGGACTCAACTCCTTGCCTGAACCGTTACAACAACGCCTAAGTCGTCAATTCTGCATGCTCAATGCCTGCCTAGTTGACTGCGAAGGTGATCTGGAGTCAATCCAAGAACTAGAACGATGCTTTAAGCTCCCAGCATATGGCCAAGAAAGATCCATTTCCCAACGAATGGGAGGAGGTGAACAACCTAGACGACGACGACATCGAAACATCAACCATTGAGGAGATCTTGGAAGAAGTCATGGTGTGGCATCTTCCTCAACCTTACTGTGCTGTTGTACGTGTCTATGACCGCAAGCAGAATAAGCTCAAGGAGTATGCGTACAAGCTGGAATCTAAAGCTCACAACCGCATACGAGAAAGTGCTTTATCTGATGATGAGGTCACCATCCTGACTAACTCCATTATCGGAACGATTAACTACCTTCCTGAATGATGCTTCTGACCACTGATCAATGCGAACCGGATGATCTGGATGATCTAACGGTTTACCCTTCGCTCTATGCATATTCTGCATTGTGCAGCAGATACGATGAGACACCGCTTGACGCCCTCGTACGTCAGTACTACTGTATTAACCCTCTACAAGCTGCTCTGGAAGGTTGACCCTCGTTTATTTCCCATCCATCGGTTTGTACTGCGGCTGGCATCAGCGGTTCACAGCGCGAAAGCCGCATTTATTCCGCACAAGTTCCTCCATCAGTGCAGAGTGGGGGTGTTTTCAGTTAATTTGGGATTGGTCTGGCCCCAACGAAAGTGGTTCTTAAACAGGTTGTTGATGAAGAGTTGTTACCTCTTTTAGAGGTGATGGCTGAGTTTCGTGCTCTCAGAACAAGCCTTCCGGCCCAAGCTGTTGCAGCATTTCTCTATATCGCAATCCATGAACGTGTGCTGCAGTCTGATCTTGAGAAAGATCTTAAGATGAGTTCAGCTAGTGCAAGTCGCAATACGGACATGCTTTCTGATTGGGATAGACTAGGAAAACCTGGCGCTAACTTAATCAAAAAGGAGCCAGATCCTTTGATGGGTAATCGTGTGATCCTGTCATTGACTCAGCGTGGTGAACGCTTCTCCCTCACAATCAAGAGGATTCTCTATGGCACATAGTCGCACATTTGGTGAGTGTGCAGAGTACACGTTCAAGACTCGTGACTCATGGGTACGTGAACGCAAGGCTGTTGATGAGTGGAAACGCATTCAACAACTCCCCAAAGACGAGAGACCGAGTGGTATCTCAAAGCCTTCGATGTTTCGCACTATTCAAGTCAATCATGTGATTGAAATGCGTGGTGCTAGTTACCCAATCTCCAGGCTTGATCAAGCTGCTGTTACCCAGCTTATCTTTGAGCTTGAAGATGAACGTAACTGGACATCAAAGGAAACCTGTAACAAGGTTATTGATACCATCCGAACAATCGTCAATCATTGCAAGCGGCATCGTTTTATTGACGAGGTTCCGTTTGAAGCGTTGGAGATGTTCAGTGGTTCGGAGTCACGTCTGACGTGGTTCACGATGTCACAAATGGAGCAATTGTATGAGGCTTCATGCAATGTTTTTGGTTACCCGGCGTTGGGAGAAATCTTCCTGACGTTGGGACTCACTGGCATGCGTCTTGGTGAGCTGCAAAAGCTCAGAGTGATGGACATCGACATACCTAACCTGCGGATCCACGTAGGTGGGCGTGACGGTTTCGTCACTAAGGCCAAAAACTGGCGTGTCCTCCCCATTCAAGATCGGATCCTTCCATTCATGATCGAAAGGACACGTGATCAGCCCCCAAGGAAGCACATCTTTGCCGATGACTTCGGCTCTGCTGATTCGTTACGACGCTCCTTCAATAAGATTCGCAACTATGTAGGAATTGACGAGAAACACGTCATTCATTCACTGCGTCACAGCTACGCCACATTTCTTAATGAGTCTGGTGTGCCGCCAATGACCATCAAAGACTTGATGGGTCACAAGCGGATCGAAACCACACTTCGTTACTGCAAGGTTTCGGATGTGGCCCGCAACCAAGCTCACCAGGCCCTCAACGCTCAGCTCCAGCGAGCTACCCAGCCCGCACCGGAACCCGCTCAACCCGCTCAGCCGTCCTATGACCAGCTCCTGAATCAGGTTAATGCTTTGCAACAATTGCTGGCTCAGATGCCACAACTAGCTGCAATGACTCGGATCTAACCGCTCCTAGCGGTGCTGTGATACGCTCTTTTCATCGGGTTCGGAACGCCATCTCGGCGAGTCCCAAACCGAGATCTACAGGGTCTGACGACTCGATTTTTCTCTGAAATCGACTGCGGCAGTTGACCTTGTGCCACTTGCGGATGTGGCGGAATTGGTAGACGCGCTAGTTTCAGGTACGCGTCTCAGAGCACTGCATTAACGAATCAAGGCGGGGCTAGTCCCCGTCTTTTCTTTTGTCTAGGTCGCTCCACTAGTGGATAGCCCTTTTTACCGGTACTAGCCGCACACATTTCTTAAGACAACATGGTTTCACCTGCTCTCACGGAGCAACAGATCGAGCTGGAAAAGCGGGCCATTGCCTACGGGCGAGAACGCTTTCTGGACAACACACGCAAGCTGGAGGAGCGCTCCTACGGGTCGGCAACGGTCTATGGGGTAGCCAGTATCCAGGCAGCCCTTGGAGAGGTCTCACGGGTCATAGAGGACACGCTGATACGCATCCACAAGGGGCAGAACGGCGTTGACTTCGCCACCATCCATCAATACCTGGCTGAGATCGAACCAGAGGCAGCAGCAGCCATTGCGTTGAAGCTGACCTTCGACAAGGTGTTCAGCCCAAAGGACAAGGCCAACGAGATCGCCAATGTGATCGTTGCCATCGGCCAAGCCCTGGAGCAGGAGTGTCAGCTCCGCTGGTACGAGTCACAGGATCCTGAGCTGTATGACCGCATTAAGCGGCAGTACTGGCACAGCGCCTGCGGCACCCAGCAGAAGGCCACGGTGGCTCGCACGATGATGAATCGCCACGAGCATCACTGGGACAATTGGCCAACTGCTACAAAAGCAAAGCTTGGTGGGTGGCTTCTTGACTGTGTGCTGAAGGCCACTGGGTGGTTCGACAAGCACATGGTTGTCAGAGATAAGAGGCGGTACACCTTGCTGGTGCCGAGTCTTCTCTTTGCCATGCAAAAGGAGGAGCTGATGCAAGACGCTCTGATGTTTGCTCCAATGGCGTGGCCCATGTTGGTCCCACCACGAGATTGGAGTCCCATCAAGGCTGGTGGCTACCTCCTCAACGAGTTAATGCATGGCCATGAGATGGTGCGACGCGGTGAGGGCGGATTAGTACAGGGGAACACGCCACTCCTGTTTTTGAACAAGCTCCAGAAGGTTGCCTACACGCTCAATGAGTTCATCGTTGACGTGGCTGAGACCTTGATGGAGCGTCAGTACAAGGTCGGTAAGTTCTTGCCGATCATTGAGCTACCCCTCCCCAACAAACCGTTCGACATCGCTGAGAACGACGAGGCCAGGCACGAGTACAGACGGCAAGCAGCAGAGGTCCTGAACCAGAACGCTGCGTCATTCAAACGGTCATGCCGAACACGCATGACGATGGAGACCGTCAAGATCTTCAAGGGGAAAGACAAGTTCTATCTCCCGTGGTCATTTGACTATCGAGGTCGTACGTATCCGATCCCGGCCTTCCTTACCCCACAAGACACTGACTTCGGTAAATCCCTGCTGAAGTTTGCTGAACCGTCGTTCATGACGGATGAAGCAGAAGCCTGGCTGGCATTTCAAGTAGCAACCTGCTACGGAAATGGGTTGGACAAAGCCACGATGCAAGAACGTCAGGACTGGGTTCTTCAGAACCACCGCTTGATTTCTCGTGTGGCTAGCGCTCCACTAGTGGAGATAGTCGAATGGGAGGCTGCAGATGAGCCGTGGCAGTTCCTCGCTGCATGTGAGGAGTACAACGCTTGTGTCATTGAGTGCACAAGAAGTTGGACAAATCTGCCGGTTGCTATTGATGCGACGTGCTCAGGACTACAGATCCTGGCTGGTATGGCGAGAGATCAATCAACTGCAAGGTTGGTCAATGTCTTTCCGTCAGATACACCACAGGATGCGTACAAAGTTGTGGCTGAGGTTGCCAAACCAAAACTGCCAGATCACCTAGCTGCTCTCCTTGATCGGAAGGTCACAAAGAGAACAGTGATGACCATTCCATACAACGCAACCAAACATTCCAACAGGGCTTACATCCGTGAAGCCTTGAAAGAAAAGGGTGCTGAGTTTACACCTGAAGAACTCACTCTGATTGTGAATGCAGTCAGAGAAGCGATGTATGAGGTTGTCCCAGGTCCAATGCGTGTCATGGATTGGATCAAACAAGAAGTTGGCGCAGCGTTTAAGCGCGGCGTAGATCACCTTACTTGGGAAACACCATCTGGGTTTATTGTCAGACAAAACCGACGCAAACGTAAGGTAACAACAATCAAGTTACAGATCCTTGGTCGTTGTGAAGTCAACCTAACTACAGGTCACGAAGGCCCAGATGTTGCTGGTCATAAATCCAGCACAGCTCCCAACCTTATCCACTCTTTGGATGCTTCGATCCTTCATCAAGCATTCCTGAAGTTCAACGCACCGTTCACGGTGATCCACGATTCAGTGCTTTGTCGAGCAACTGACATGGGCACATTGAACCGCGTAGTCAGGGAAACCTACTGCGAAATCTTTACCATCAGCAATCCACTTCTGGATTTTGCTGAAGCAATTGACGCCGAGACAGAGCCACCAATCATTGGTGATCTCGATCTTGAATCCGTCCTTGAATCCACCTATTTTTTCTGTTAATGGCCCCCAAAACTATCGTCACTGAAAAGCCTGTTGTCCTTGAAGGATTTCAAGCTGTGATGAAACCCAGCAAATTTGGCTATACGTTGTCTGCTATTCTTTCCGATGAAAGTATTATCGAGCAACTAGAGCAAGACCGTGGCCCCGCACTTGAGTGGGCTAAGTCTAAGCTCAAGAATCCCAAGCGTGCTCTTGCTCAACCTGAGCCATGGGAGGAAGTGGAGCAAGGTAAGTACAAAGTCAAATTCAGCTGGAAAGACGAAGACAAACTGAAGCCCACTATCGTTGATAGCGAAGGTACGGTTCTGCGTGATCCCAGCATTCCGCTTTATAGCGGCAGTGTTGTGAAGCTTGCATTCTTTCAAAAGCCTTACACCAAGCAAGATGGGTTCTCCTATGGAACCTCTTTGAAGTTGCAAGGTGTGCAAGTTATTAGCATTTCATCTTCTGCTGGTGTTGATTCTGGCGATATGAATGCGGACGATGTCGTTGAACTCTTTGGTAAAACCAAGGGTTTCAAGGCCGACGATCCGAACGTGACTCCGGCACCTGCAACTGAAACTGACATCGATTTCTGATTCCGATGGCTTTCCGCTCTGGGTTGGAGGAAAAGGTCGCTGATCTTCTCACCAACCTGGGCGTGAAGTACGAGTACGAATCAACCAAGGTTGCATATCAGATCCAACATAACTACTGTCCAGATTTTCTTTTGCCTTCAGGTATCTACCTTGAGGTGAAAGGTCATCTGACCGAAGAGGATCGTCGAAAGATGAAGGCAGTAAAGGATCAGAACCCTGACCTTGATATTCGCTTTGTATTTCAATCGCCCTATAACAAGATCTACAAAGGATCAAAAACAACATACGCCAAATGGGCCGAGAAACACGGATTCCAATGGTGTGTGTTCCACAGTATCCCAATCGAATGGCTGATGTAGAGCTGATCAAAGATCTAGCTACCAATCTAATCATGGCTCTCGACAAGCATTCCTCACCGAATGACATTGTTGAAGGCTTTGAAGATGCATTGGATAGCTACGAAGAATTGATCCAACGTTTCCACACACAACAATGACGACCACTAAAGAGCGCATCACTGAATTCTTCTCCGATGCATTATGTGAGGCAGAGGAGGCGATCAAGCTTGGTGAATTGACACCCGATGAAGTTGTCACTTGCTTTGCTGATGCACTAAACGATTGGCATTCGTACTTCCAGAACTCCGCTGACATTTACGAAAAGCTGATCAATGCAGTCATCTCTCGATACAGAAACAAGTAAGTATCTCACCCATGAACCTTGTCCTAATTGTGGTAGTGGAGACAATCTTGGTCGTTACGACGACGGCCATGGCTACTGCTTTGGGTGTGGCTATTGGGAAGCTGGTGAATTCAACGCTGTCAAATCGTCAAAACCACGAATGACATTTCCCATTAAGGGAACCCCTGAGCCACTACCTAAACGTGGCCTCAGTGAAGAGACTTGCCGTAAGTATCGAGTTCATCGAGAAGGTAATCAACTCTACTTCCATTACTTTGCAAAGGATGGAAGCTGCACTGGTGCCAAGGTAAAAACCCCTGACAAACAATTTCGATGGGAAGGATCAAACCCTGATGGACAACTCTTTGGACAGCAGCTCTTCCCAAGTTCTGGGAAACGAGTTGTTATCTCCGAAGGAGAGCTTGATGCGCTTTCGTGTTATCAGGCTTACGCGGGGAATTGGCCGATGGTATCAATACCGGATGGTGCCAATTCGGCCAAGCGTGCGATTCAAAGGCAGCTTGAGTGGCTCCAGGGCTATGAGGAGATTGTCCTCTTCTTTGATAACGACGATCCAGGCCGTCAAGCTGCGAAGGATGCGGCAGGGGTATTGCCACCAGGCAAGGTTAAGATCGCTCACTTGCCAGATTTCAAGGATGCTTCCGATGCACTCCAGGCTGGCAAGACACAAGCGATTAAAGAAGCAATCTGGAATGCTTCCGCATACCGCCCAGACGGCATTGTCGAAGCGAAGAGCCTTCTAGAGCAGATCCTTAAACCTAACGATGATGGACTCCATGAATACCCCTATCAAGGGCTCCAGCAGAAGCTACACGGGATCAGGTGTGGAGAGCTTGTCACAATTACTGCAGGCTCTGGTATTGGTAAATCCTCTTTCTGTCGTGAACTCGCAACTCACCTTCTCAACAAGGGAGAACGAGTTGGCTACTTGGCACTTGAAGAAAGTAACCGTCGAACCGCCTTGGGACTGATGTCCGTCGCTGAAGGCAAACCTTACCACATTGGTGAACACTCACGCACTGAACTAACAGATGTCTACTCCAGAACCCTTGGACATTGGCCGCTTTATCTTTTTGATGGCTTCGGTAGTTTTGATCCCGATGTTATTT